TGTAGAGTTTATTGTAGGGAGCTTGAAAGACGAACCGAATATCTAATTCGGGATTTTGTTTCTTCACTGCTTTCATCTTGCGTCTGTCCTGTTCGGTCAGTTCGCCCTTGGTCTCTAGATAGACACCATTCGGTAAAAGAAAGTCGGGTGTGTAGTTGCATTGAAGAACGTAAGGAACTTTAGTTGATTCGTATTCAAAGGTAACTCCCAAAGTGGAGAGCAAGTCGGCTACCTGCTCTTCCAATTTGGAACGGAACTTCATGTGTTTCTTAGTGGTGAATCAGGTACGATGTATACCTCGTAATAGTCATCGAACTCTCAGAAGTCATCAAGCTCTGCCGTAGAGGGTGTTGCAGTCACGTTAGGTTCAGAAGCTTTGAAGCCCTTCGTTTGACCGAAGAGAGCAGCAACCTCAGTCTCTCCAAGGTCACCGGTATCAACTCCTGCACCACCGTTGATGGTAACAAGTTGGATTCCGACAAGCTTGAGACTTGTGCCATAGGTGACACCATCACGGAGGATGTAAGGCTTCTGACGGAAGGCAAGCTTGACCGTAGATCCGCTGTAGATAGGCGTGTTGGCGTCAGTAACAGGAGTCCCTTCTGTGTCAACGACAGGCGGGCGTGTCTCCTCATTCCAACTGAACTTAACTTTGTACTTTCCATCAGACACCTCCTCCCAAGGCTCTGGTTTGAGAGTGGAACGCTTAGGGTTCTTGAGTTTCGACTCAGCCCATTTGATTGAGTCATTGCGGTCATCTTCAAGACGTTCAATCAGCGGCTGATCGACAATAGCAGACAACGAGTAGCCAAACTTACTTGGCTTCAAAATTGCCTGATAGCCCTCCAACAGGACGGGCTCTTGAGTGACGTGAATTTGGTTTGCCATTAACAAAAGAAATAGGTGGATTCAATCACGGATTCCGGTTGAAGGTCTCCAATGATCGGTGGGTTAGTCTCCGCTTCTATATGGGAAGCGAAGTCTCGCAGGTAATCATGCTCTGCAAACAGGTGCATGTAGGTCTCTCTAACAATGGTAGAAAGGGTTGACATGTCCGTTGCACGACACAACACAGAATCATGAATGAGAGCAATAGGTGCGTCAAAGCGTAAGACACTCAAGTGTAACAGGCTAGCATCAAGACTGTGGATGAGATTAGGAGCTGTTGCATTCTTGTGATGGTTGAGATCAACCTCATCAGAATCATCAACCGCTACGCTCATCTCACAACGACCAAGTAACTGTAACTGAAGGGTTACTAGCAGTTTCTTGTTTAGCTTTTGATGAACAACAAAACCAGATGGTGTTGTCCATTCAAGAAACTCTTTACCAGCTTTGATTGCATTAGCAACCTCTTGCTCAATCCAACTCATAACAGCCATAGGACCAGGAACAATGATGTCCATGGCATCACGAACTGCCTTGACTGTTTTAGTTAAGTCTTCCTTACTAATCTCGACGCCCTTCTCAGCTAATGCTTCACGAATGTAGCCACGGTTAGAGAAAGGTTTAGCGTTGTAAGGAACAGTCATTACGACACGCTTCACTACCTTTCTATCCATGTAAGGTTGGATAGATTCAGGACAGTTAGGTGTTGCTTTTTCAGCTACTACCTTGTATGCATCTTGTGGTCGTTCACTAGGTAGTACGTTCACTAACTTCGCAGTGTTCTTGTCACGAGCCAATCCAGCAAGGATCTGTAAGCCACTGCAAGTAGCATCTGTAGCAATAGGTAGACGAGTAAACTGCCTATCGGCAATAACGACACAATGATAGTACTCCTCAGCAGCAGCTAGGAATTGCCAAGGTTCCTCGACTCCTTCCCATAATGGTAGATTACCAATTGGATCTGTCGATATGAGTGTGAACAATTCATGGTTACTTCTTGCCCATTCTAGTCGCTCAGTCATTGGTGCTTTATCAAGACCAAATGTAGTAGCTACTTGAAAGGCTAACCAGTCCTCAGCTTCAGGAGTCATATAAGACTCATCACTAAAGACTAACAAACTTTTTCCAAAGTCTGTGTCTTGTGGAGTAAGGAAGGCAGGAATAGGATAAGCTCTTCCTCTATAGTCAAAGCTCCAAGGTATGTAGAATCTATCTACGTCCTTGAACCTCCTCGCTGCCTCCATTGTCATCCGAGTACGACAAGATTTCTTGAACTCTTGTGCATTCAGATTCATAGTCTCCGCCGCTGCTCTTCGATATGCTTTACGAGACTCTTTGTTCTCCGCAATATCTACAGGCTTTGGTGGTAACTCATGATTCACAACAGGGTGAAACTTACCAACAGCTCGTTTCAATCTAAGTAGTTCTTCCGCTACCTCCACAATGAATGGATTAAGAGTGAAGGCAACCTTCTGAATCTTGTTCAGAAACTTGATTGGTGTTTCTCCCTGTATACACCCGTGATCGCCCCTACGCACCATGTCATGCCCACGCATCACCTCATTAAGGAGGTAGCCACCCGCTCGTTCGTTTGTCCAATCGTTGGGCTCAATCAACATCGGCCAAGCAAGCGGAGCAAATAGCTCTGCATCGCTCATTACCTTGTCTTTGATTGAGATGAACTCAGGTGTAGGTACGACATAGTTAACGCGTTTGCGACCCTTTTGACGCATGTCCTTGGTGAACCACTGTGAAGTCTCAATGATACAATCAAGTAACCATGCACCTAACTTGATTCGGTTAGCTCTGCCCCATCCTTGCCACTGCTGAATATCACTACGGTTCATCAGTGTCTGAATGACCGTTAGTTTCTGTTCAGTACCGCATGACTTGTGCCAATAGTTCTTCTTCAATGTATTGAGAAGACCAGGTGCACATCGCTCATAGTAACGCATCTGACACTCAGCCTCAACAGCTGAACCAATGCCATCACAAACTGATTGCGCTTGATCACTACCTTCTTTGTAACTAAATACTTTGTCGAAGGTAAGTTTGAGTGCAATAGCAGCAGCAGCTAGAGGTTCTAATTGACTGATGTACTGAGCAATCTCTTTGAATGCTACACCATTCTTTCCCTCGTGGATACGTTTGTTTGTATCCTCCAGCCTCTTAACAAGAATAGGAAGGAGAATATCAATAGACGCAATACCATACACACTAGCCGATGCATAGCTGCGGTGTTGTAGTGCCTCAGTGTTATCTCTTAGGCGCTTGAGTCCTTGACGTATT